AACCCCCTTAGTGATTAGTGTTACCTCATGCATGTTATTAAATCCGCCGTCAAATGCAGCAAGCATTCCAACTTTAGGCTTGATACTTATATCTTGATCTGGGAACTGTAAAAGTCCACCCTCAAAATCATCATTTAAATATAAAAATGCAGCATATCTGCTTCTTGTAAATGCTCCAGAATTACCGTGCTCATCCGTGTTGTCGGAATGCATTCTTGCAAAAGCGCCTGGCTCCCACTTTTGTGTATGATATCCAATTTGAGAAATTATCTTTGGATCAAGATCGTGAACACTTGCAACAGCATCAATAATTCCCTGCTTTATTTCTGAAAAAATATTAGGAGAAAGCCCTTCTGAAATAACATGCTCATCATTATCTTCTGGCAAAATTGAAGAATAGGATTCATAAAATGATATAGGCGTCCAAGAGATTGTCCCAACCTCTGCATGCTTATCTAAAACCTTAACAAGTTTTGCAGCAGTGTCAGAATCAATAAAATTTTCATAAAGAACTATGTCTTTTGTTATTCTATTTTTATTTTCTAGGTTCATTTTATTCTAACTCCATTTTCTATTTGACTTCTTTGTGGATGTCTAAGTCTAAACTGTTCTTCTAGTTCAGGTTGCATTGAAGCCCAAACTTCTTTGCCAAATTCTTTTTCTTTTTCATACCACTCATCTGTACCTCTTTGATATTTTTGCCAATACATTCTTGATAAGAATTTATTCTTATTATAAGATGGCATAACACCATGAAGGTATGGCTTTCCTTCTTCTGTTAAATAATCTGGGTGCCCAGATGGGAAGACTAGGAGATCTCCTGCTTCTGGCTTGTACTTTACAAGTTTATCGCCCATTGCAAAATCAATTTCTCCACCTTCGTAATCATCGTTATAATAAATTGTGCATGTTATAACAAATTTATACCCTGGCTTCCATCCTTGCTCTCTAATATAATCTGAATGATATCTCATGCCATGTTTTTCTGTTTCGTTACTGATATGATACATTCCTATCGTTCCACCTGTCCATCTCCAGGTTGGAACCTCTCGTCCTTCTTCGTCAATGCTTATTGAGTTTAAGTCTATATCAATATTATATCTTTTAATGTAGTCTTCTGTAACAAGATGAAAATTATCCATCATTTCTATTACAAAGTCTTTTTGTTGTTTCTGTAGTTCATTCGTTATTTCAAGACTGTTTACATCTCCATGTCTTTCTCCACAATTAAAACTAGGAAATATTGGATTTAAGTATTTACCAAAAATAGACCACTGTGACCATGTATTAAATATGCCACCATCCTGCTCTTCTAAGGAGTCTGTTAATAACTTATATGACTGCTTAATATCTTTAAAAAGATTCTTATATACAAGAATATTAGGATATATCTCTACTACTTCTAATGGCTTATCTGTCATAATCCTCTTATACCTTCCTTTGGATTCCATCTAGACATTTCTTCTTCTGTTGGAAAAATTCTATAATATTCTTTATTAAAGTCTGGCTTAATTTCTCCAGTATGCTCTAATATTTCCCAAAAGAAAGGACATGTATACCTAAAAGAGTTTTTAATTTCTGTTACGCCGTGGACATAATTCATGTCCCCTGGGAAAAAGTATGCTGCTCCTCTTTTAGGCTTAAACTGAATTTTCTGATGTGGAAAATATAACTCTCCACCCTCATAATCATCATTAATGTAAAATAAACTTGCTATATCGTAGTTTGGAAAATCATTTGACAACCCAGCATCTGGTCCTTGATGCAGTTCTTTGTCTGCGTGAGGCATTTGAAATTGTCCTGGATTCCATTTTACAATTGTTTGTCCAGTAGGCTGAACCTTTACTTTAAAAAAGTCTTCAATTATTGGCTGCAGTCTTTCAAATAATCTAACTATTACTGGAACAATTTTTGGATCATTTTGATTTAAAGATGGGGCAGATGCAACTCTGTCTTTCCAGTATTCTGCATCATATATAACAGTTCCATTTTCATTTATATGGCTTTGGGTTACATCCCATATAGTTATATTTTTTGCTGCATTTTCTAAAAAATCTATTTCTTCTTCTGTCATAAAATTTTCTAGTTCAACTATATTTTCTGGACCATGACCAAAAAATCCAGATGGTGTTAGTGATGGCCTTCTGACTACCTGAATTGCTTCATCTTTATTCATCATATTATTATATCACCTAGTATGGTCTTTTACATGAAGTTTAAGAGTTTTTACTTCATGAGATCCCAAACTTTCTCCTTTTTCATTAACTGCATCTCTATACCAATCTGTCCAATTGCCAGTTGAAGCAATTACCTGATTAGCCAATCCGTAGGATAGGGTAGCATTATGCCTTGATCGATCATCATCTTTATATTCAAAAATCTCTATTGTGCTATTATTTAGATTGGTTAGTGATATTGGTATTATTGTTGCTACTGGTGTTCCTGCTTTTATAGTAATTAACTCGTTTGCCTTTCTTGCCTTAATTGCTAAAGGTAGTGGATTATCATAAAAAGATGTTGTCATTAGGTTTGACATTGTTTCAAAATCTTCATTAAAATAATTAACAGGATTTATGGTTAAAAGGCTCATGTCTTGTTCTGTTCTAAAAACTAATCCAGTATTAAAACTAATAGAGGACTGTCCTCGTCCAGAATAAGCGGTTTGAGGACTAAATATTTTAATATGCTTATCTGTTTGATCATTAATTCCATCCCACTCAAAAATAATATCCTCTGTACAGGAAAGACTCCAACCTATTACATTTGCCTGAGTTACTGGAAAACATCTATAAGCATGGTTTTCAGATGTCTCGCCCATCCAATCTCTTTTTATTGACATTGGAGCAATGTCAAAAGGCTTTCCATCCATCTTTTCAACAGATATGTTTATCATTATCTCTCCAGTGGTTGTTCGTTTTCCCACATTGGGTCGTACATATTTGGAGTATGAAACTTTTTGCTATAATCAAGCATTGTTACAATAGAATATTTAGTTCCAGAATGAACAGGCTTTGCTTGATGAGGATACATATAGTTTGATGGGAAGATATACAAATCTCCAGCCTTTGGCTTAATGTTTAAGTTCTGTAATCTAAAGTATAACTCTCCACCGTCATAGTCATCATTAATATACGCAACTAAAGATACAGTACAATTATAAGAAAATCCATGATCATGATGCTCCATAAAGTGCTGTCCTGGTCCATACTTAATAAAGTTAAATGCTTCCCAATACTTCAAAGTCATTATATTATAGTCTCTTCTATAATCATCTACCGCTGGCGCTTGAACATCATAAACATCTTGCCAAATTGCTTGTAACTTTTGAGACTCTTCGCTAGTATCACTATCTATATCTGTTTTCTTATACTTAAAGTCATAGCAATCTCTATAGTCTGGCATTAACTCTTGATATCCAACATATGCTGGTAGCCAATGATACCTTTTTCCTTCTGGTGACAACTCTCCAATTGGTGCTGGGGATCCTAAAACTTCTTCAAGTCTATTAATTATATTTAGTTCTTCTTTAATGACTCCACGATAACAAGTAATACCATTTCCTAGAACCTCTTTGCTTGTCCAAGTGCTCATAATTTCTCCTATTTATATTCTCTTCTTGTCCATACTTTACTTTTATATATTCCGCCATCTGGCTTCCTATAGAAGTTTGCGTTATCTACTATTTTAGCATACATCTTTGAGTTGTCTAAAATCTCAACTTCATGCTCCCAGTTTTCTCTTTTAAAAGGAAGAACCTGTAAGTATGGGGTGCCTGCAGGCAAAGTTCCCTCCCAACCTTCTACGATGAAAAATGGAAAACTGCCTAAAATTTCAACCTTGTCAGAATCAACAATACCAGTTGTATTTATAAATGGTAAATCAAACCTATTCATTGGTGTCATAAATAAAGCGCTATACCCTTCTGGTAATTCTAATCCCCAGTCAGGCATCCATGCAAAGTGTTCTTTATAAAACCCTTTTGGATGCTCAAACTGTGGCATTGGCATTCTAGAAGTAATAAAATCATTACACTTTGGATCTTTTACTTTTGCTTCTATTTTACCAAAAGCATTTTTAGCAAATGTAATATCACATGGTGTTTTAAATACATATCCAGTAATAAATGCATCTAAAATTGCAGGGCATGCTTTCCAGGTAGGGATCTTTCCATAATCATCAGTCGTTCCCTCTTTTACAACTGGACAAATTTCTTTTGTTGCCTTCCAATATTCTCCATTTGGCATTTTTGCAAATCTATCTGCATCTTTATACCAGTCTGGTATGCTATCTTGCGTTGGCTTTGGAACAGATGAACTTTCTCTATTTAACCATGGCCTATAAGACTTAAACTTAGCGACCAAGGACATTACTTATGGCCTAACTCATTTATATCTGTCATTACAACAACACAGTACTTTGTTCCCTGTTTCATTGGTAATGAAGCATGCTCATAGATATAGTTAGATGGGCAAAGAAGAATATCTCCTATTTTTGGAGTATGCGTATAATTTTCAAACCTTGGAAATCTAATCTCTCCACCTTCATAATCTTCATTGATGTAAACTACGGCAGATACTGTACAGTTATATGCTGGTCCATGATCTGCGTGAATATTGAAGTGCTTGCCTTCTCCTTCATATTTTACAAAGTTAAATGCTTCATAATACACTACATTAATTCCCCAGTATCTTGCATAATCATCAACGCATATTTTTAATTTTTGATATATCTCTTCATGTAAATCAAGGAGTTCTGCGTTATGTTCATCTCTTGGTCCAAGATTTTCTTGCTTATATTTGAAGTCAACGCAATCTCTTGCCTTTTTTATTGGAGCATCAGAATTAGTTACCCTTGCCTCTGACCATTTATACTTTCCATCTCCGCCGAGATTTGATTCTAAAGTTTTTATATATCTTTCAGAATCTTCTTTTGAAAATACATTTCTATATAAATTAATTCCAAGTGCTGGATTTTCAACAATAATATTATTTTGTATTGTTCTAGATGCATATCTAGTTATTGCTGTTTCTGACCTATCCTTTGTAAACCATGGGGTATCGTTTTCATCATAAACGTTCATAATTACTCCTTTTTATTATTATAGCACAAAATGTTTTTAAGTGTTTATTTTTGCGTTACATCTATTGATGAATTTTCATCATTATACATAATTGGCGAAGGAATTATATATTTTAAGGCTTTTTTATAATCCCCTTTAAAAAACCAAAAATCTTTTGGTGCAAAATTTATAAATAACTGTAGTGAATAGTCTTCTGGATCATTTGAGGTATATTCTGGCCTAGAATGAGTTTCTTCTTGTCCATATAAAAATACTGCCCTATTAGGCTTATCTATAAAAAGTTTATCATTAACCAAAAGTCCCCAATCGTTTAATGTTGTATCGATACATAAATCAATTATATGGGTGCAAGGAAGTTTGTCAATATGGGCAACAAGTTTTGGAATATTATTATCAACTATTTGATATTTTACCAACTGGATATAAGTTATTAGCAAGTCTTCTGTTTTAAATGCCTGTCTTGCTTTTTCGGTAAGAACATCTTCAATCTCTTTTGTAAAGTCTATAAAAATACCATATCTACCGTATCCGCCAGCATAGTGCATTTTTGTAAAACTTTTACTTTTTTCAATGCAAGCAGCAGAAACTTCATTAAATTCACTACTACTTAAAAAATTATCTGCGCTATAAGACTTCATATAACCACTATACCATAATATTATATTTACAAAATTGGAATCCAAAGGCTCTGTTCATTTTGAATAATAGAGGATAATGGAGAAATATAATATTCTATAACATAACAGTTATCTTCAACCTTATTGTTTATAAGATTTGTTGGAGAGGATAGAGTGATAGTGTTTTTATCAAAAATAAATTCCTGCTTTTCCTTGTCTGTATAGTATGTCTGCTTTAATCCTTCTTCTCCAAGCACAACAAACCCATGAAATACTGGAATGTCTCTGCCAGGAAAATCAAAAACTTCATTGTTGTTATATTTTGTATAGTTAAACATTTTGCCTTTAATAAAATAATTTTGTCTATCTTGATTTATTAAATAATAATTACAAGCATCTTTTAATAGTTTTGAAATTTCTTTGTATATGTGATACGTCTCTATACTATATTCTTGAAATATATTATTTGGTCTATGATTTTTGTAATACCCCTTTTCTTTAAAATTTTCATATTCATATATTTCTTGATAATTATTGTTATTTAAAAATATAATATTTTCAGATTTCAATTCAGGTATGCTTTTTGTAAATACCTTTATTTCTCTATACTTATACTTCATATTTTATAAACCTTTTATCAAAATGTATTATTGGATATGCTGGATCTCTAAAGTCAAACATATCAAAATCATTAACATTTTTATTTTCTATTTCTTTATTTAAAGAATATGCTCCATTAAAAAGAAAATCTCCATTTTCATGTTCTCCATACGAATACTTTAATTCATTGCCAAGAAATTTGATAAACTGATCCCCTACAATAAGTGCGTTTTTGCCCTTACCGCTTTTTCTTAATTTTGGAGATACAAACATCTTATTTGACATATAATCTTTATCCCAGGTAGCATATATGTCAGGATACTCATCTAAGATATAGTTAGAAACCACCATGGTTCCACTTGGATACTTATCGTTAAAATAAACAGAACATATCCCTGCAAGAATTGGATGATCTTCTATTTTTGTAAAACAGAACCAAGATCCAGATAACTCTTTTGGATATTCCCTTATGTCAAGACTAAATTTTATTGATTCATTATCGTTATCGATAATCATCTTTTAGTCATGACTGTTCTGGGTTCCACTCGATGTTATCGAATGTCAGTGTGTGCTCTGTCCAGAAGAAGTCATATGGCTCACAGTTAACGCTGTATGCATAGTATGTGATATCCAAGAACTCTAGTTGAGTAATATCAACAAACTGTGATGTTGTGTAATCAAACATCTTGTCTGTCTCTAGAAGTTCTGCGCCAGTGATAATCTTTGCGACTCCATCTCTTTGAACAACGAAGTAGTGTGCAAGTGTAAAGACTTCATTGTTTACAGATACTGCACCTGTCTTTTCATTAATAGAGATTCTATTAACTGTAGTTAGTGCTGGGCTTGCTGACGCAATAACTTCTGGATTCCAGGTCATTGCTGCAAGTTCCTCTGGAGTTGTTCCAATGGTTGTAAAGTTTTGTGGGATTCCTGGAATGTCAAGAGATAGAAGAACATCTCCAACTACCAAGTCTTGTGCACGAATTAAACCATTTTCTCCTCTAACGAGTACGTTAGCACCCAAAGACCCCTTACCAAATGTTGGTCCGAATACTGGTGGGAAGAACGGACCGAATACTGGGAAGTAAGGTGGGAAGAATGGGAAGAACGGGAAGAACGGTGGGAAGAACGGACCGAATGCTGGTGGGAAGAACGGTGGGAAGAATGGGAAGAACGGTGGGAAGAATGGTGGGAA